CTACGCCTCCGCCGCGGCCTTGCACGGACGGCCCGCCCCGGGCTTGGCCGCGATGCGGTACTCGATGGAGTCGCGCGACACCATGCGGGTGTTGCCGACCCTCCAGCTGCTCAGGCTCCCGTCGCGGCAGAGCTGCGCCACGCGCGCGGTGCTCACGCCGAGCATCTCGGCGGCCTCGGCGGCGGTCACGGCCGGGATGTCGGACAGCTCGACGCTGGTCGCGACGGTGACGATCGTGCCGCCGTGGGACGGCGCATGGCCAAGCCCGCCGCCCTCGAACTCCGCCCCGCGCTCCAGCGCCGCCAGGGCATGGACGCGCAGCCAGTCGACGGCCATCTCGACGGCCTCCTCGTAGGTATCGCCCTCGGTGGCCCCGGCGAGCCCGCACGGCTCCACGGCGTAGCCGCCCTCGGGGTCGGGGTAGACCTCGAACTCCTGCATGACGATCATGGTGGTCTCCTTTCCTGCGGTGAAGGGGAGGGCGGGGCTAGAGCAGCCCCGCTTCCTTCCTGATTCCCCTCGCGGTCGTCTCCTTTATCTCCCGGTGCCTGGGCACTGTCACCGTCACGTCCCCGCGGCGGAACTTGTCGTGCTTGGCGCCGGTGCCGCTGAGCTTTACGTAGCCCGCTTCGGTCAGCTCCCGCTCGAGGTCCCTCTTCTTAGTCACCGCCTAACTCCTTTCGACAATTAAATATTAGCACAGCTAAGTAATAAAGTATATAAAAGATTAGCGCAATTAAGGATTAAATTAGATGAGAGGCTGGTTCTTCGGAGCCTGCGCCGTTGGAGGTTTTTCCGGAAAAACCTGAAAAACCCTGCCGCACCGCGGGTCATAATCTTAATGAACACCATTCCCGCTCCTGGAGGTACCCATGGCTCGCTATAGCGTCGGCGCGTACACGTACGAGGACGATTCCGTCATCCCGCAGATCTTCGACGAGGTCACGGGCACCCCGGTCGCCCTTGGCTCCAAGCTCATCTCCCGAGAGCGCGGGGACACCGTTACCGTCGAGGCAATGGGCGTCCGTCTGGTGAACGGGTCCTTGGTTCCGTTTGTCGATGCGAGCATGGATGCGGCCAATCTGTTCGAGTACAAGATCAATGCCGAAAAATCCTCGGACACCGGCGAGTGGGTCCTCTCCGGGTACTGGGCGGTTTCCTAGGCGCCGAAGAGTTTCGCGAGCGCTCCGAGGGCCAGCAGGGCCTTGGGTACGAGGTCCGCGCTCTTCGTCGCAAGGTCGATGACTTTTGCGACGTGTTCGGCGAACCCTGTCTTGTTCTTCGCCTCGGCCGCCATGCGTGCCCGCGACAGCGCCAGCTCGAGTGCCTCTTTCGTCTCGTTGTCGAGAACGGGGTCGTTGCCGATTTCGGTCACCGCCTGGCTTACCTCTACCGAAACGTCTGCCGTCGCCGAGGCCTGTGAGACGCTGCTGGAACTAACCGTCGTGCCGTTTCCGCTGTTCGTGAGCGTGGCCATGTTTGCCACGAGCCACCCTTTTGCACGCTTCACGCCTTTCAGCGTCTTGTCTCTGGGAATTGCCGACGATCTGGTGCACATGAGCGGGAAGGAAAACCCTTCCATCTGCAGCATGAGGTCGTCGATGTGTTCCTGGGTGCTCTCGCCGTAATTTCCCGCCGTGATGCAGTCGCACTCGTAAATGAGATCCTCCACGTGCACCTCTGCCAAAGATTGAGACATGGCAATCACTCCTTCCAAAAAATGAATTGAATAACCCGCGTCTACGCGGACCTTACTTGATCCGCTTCCAGCCTTTCTTCGCCAGCTGTCTCAGCCTGAGCTTGGGAGAGCTCGGCCTGGTCGCGTGCCGTCTCCAGGATCTTCGAGCGCCTCTTCTCGGTGCTCTGCCGGTAGCAGGTGATCAGCTCGCCCTCCGCGCCCGCCGGCGCCGCCGGCCTGTCCTCGGGGTGCTCCTCGTACCAGCCGAGAAGGTCGTTGGGGTCGGTGTTGAAAACCTCGCAGAGCGCAGCGACGAGCTCCGCGTTTGGGTAGCTTTCCTCGCGCTCCCATGACTGAATCGTTCGGAATGACTTGCCGACTTTCTGTGCGAGCTCTTTCTGGTTTAGCCCCAAGGCTTCTCGGCGCTCTCGTAAACGAAGGTTCATCATCGCTCCTTTCTTTGCGCTAAGTGAATAGTAAACAAAAAAATGTCTTTACGCAAAAAAATGTCGCTAATTCGATTGACACGAACAGAAAACTGTTCATAATGGACTTCGACAGACAGAAAAACGTCTCAAAGGAGGTCCGAATGGATTTCAGTAAGGAGCTGGCAGGAAACATCCGTGCCGCACGCGCCCGAGCTGACCTTTCTCAGGCTGAAGTCGCTTCTAAGGTCGGAGTGAACGTCAGCACTTTCGCAAAGTACGAGAGCGGCGATTACATTCCCGGAGCTGACAAGCTCCTGGCTATTTCGCAGGTGCTTGGATGCACGCCCAACGACCTGATGGGCTGGAACACGGACGAGGACGCGTAGGGATGGGGGAAGAGATGGAAGGCAAGAAGGTGGGCGAGATCGTCCTTATGGGCAGGTGCCCCGATGCCTTAGAGCTCGCGGAGAAGGTGGGGGCGGCGTCTGAGCACCTTAGGGCTGCAGTCGAGATTCTTGAGGAAATCGGCGAGGTCGAGCTTGGTGTCGAGGTCATTGGGTACCAAGGTCGACCCCAAAGTGGGGAGGCGGAAGAGGAGTGAATGGGGAGAGGGAAATGACTGTCAAGAGCTACGAGCTGCCCCACGTCGTCACGACGCTGGGCGGCATGGTGACATGGGTCGACGAGGACTCCGAGTGGCACACGGAGGTGTTCGCCTTCCTGGCGGACGCGCGCGACGCGTTCTACAGGCACGTTCAGGCCGGCGACACCGCCTACCTCGCACGCATGGTGGAACTCGACCGCAGGCAGGTGTGCGACCCGGTGGCCTGCGACGTCATGGAGATCGACCCCGCCCCGGGCGAGTGGCCGTTCTGTGGCGGTCGCGAATGACCCGGGCGCTGCTCGCCTCGGCCGTCGTGATGGACGCCGCGGGGTGGCTCTGCATCGCGCAGGGCGCGCACCTGCTCGCGCGGATCTGCTTTGTCGCCGCGCTGCCGTTCATCGCGGCGTGGGTGGTCGGGTCGCTCCGGGGCTGACGGCGGGCCCGCCCCCGTCGCGCCACGGGTTCCGCACCGCCCCCATTCCGCGGGGCCCGTGGCGCGACGGGGCCGGACTCCCTACATCAGGCCCACATGGTGTCCGCCGCCGACTTGGCGGGGCGGCGGCACCGCTCCCTTTGGCGGGGGAGCGCCCTCCGGCTGCATCTATCGGTGCGGCCCTCCGGCAAGGGATTGGCTCTATTGATTTGAAAGGAGAAGGCCATGTGGATGTCTATAGCCAAGGGCGCGCGTTATGCCTGCTGCGACAACGTCATGTTCCGCGCGATGGTCATGCAGGGCGTGATACCGCGCTACCCGTCGCTCAACCCCAACAGCTCGCGCGAGGTGGTGCGCAGCGAGGACATCGATGCCGCCATCATGGCGCGCGGCGCGGTGCCGGCGCTGCCCTCGCCCGACTGCGTTCCGGCGCGGCGTCCGAGGCGGGTGGCGTGATGGGCGACCTTATCTGGGAGGCCGGCTGCTGGCTCGGCGAGCGCTGGAACGCGCTGCCCGAGCGCGTGCGCAGCGTGGTGGGCGCCGTGGTGATGCTCGCGCTGCTCGCCCTGGCCGGCGCCATCGAGGGGACCGCCCCGAGCGGGATGTACTACTAGGAGGAATGACATGCAGTTTGAGAAGAGGCAGGTTCGCCTGGGCGACATCCGCCCGAGCGAGCAGAACCCGCGCGAGGACTTCGGAGACATCGGTGCCCTGGCCCGCAGCATCGAGGCGACCGGCGGCGAGCCGCTGAACCCGCCCGTGGTCGTGGCGGACGGCAACGTGTTCCGCATCGTGGACGGCGAGCGCCGCTACCGCGCGCTGTCGTCCATCTACGGGGAGGATCGCGAGGTGTCCGCGCTGGTGGCCGACACCATGGACGAGGCCAACGAGCTCGTGGCCATGCTCGCCACCGACGACAAGCGCCAGCTGACCGAGGCGGAGCGCGCACGCGGCGTGCAGCAGATGCTCGTGCTGGGCGTCGACGAGCAGCGCATCGAGCGCGCGAGCCGCGCCACCGCCGGGCAGATCCGGGCTGCGCGCAGGCTGCGCGGGAATATCGAGGGCCGGCAAGTGACGCTGGAGCAGCTCGAGGCCGCGAGCGCCTTCGACGACGAGAAGGATATCGAGGCGGTCCTCGCCGCCGGTGACGGTTGGGCGGGCAAGGCCGACCAGATCCGCCGCCGCGTCAAGCGCGAGGAGGCCAAGGCCGAGGACTACGACGCCTTCGGAGATGCGGGGATTCCCGTGGTGAAGGAGCAGCCGGAGGGTTTCAGCTACACAGACTGGGCCAACGTCGGCCTCGCCGCCCAGAAACTCGAGGGGAAGGAGTTCGCCGCCGGCACCGTTGCCGTGTGGAAGGGCAGCTACTGGGACCTCTACGAGCCGGATGACGGCTCGGGCGCCGGGCCCGAGAAGACCGAGGAGGAGATCCGGGCCGAGCAGGAGGCCGAGCGCGAGAAGGCGGCGCTCGAGGAGCTGTACAGGAGCCTGATCGGCTTCGTGGCGTCCGGCGCCTTCGCCATGTCCAAGGACCTCATGATGGAGGTGCGCGTGGGCCGCGAGGACCCGTCCGCACTGCTCGCGGCGATGGGCGGCGACAGCAACGTCGAGAACGAGGGGCGCTTCGGGGCCGTGCGCGACGAGTTCGCCCGCAACCTCAAGGCGTGCAAGCCCAGCGAGTACGAGGCCGGCTGCTGGCTCATGGCGGCGGCCAAGGACATGGCCCAGCTCAACAACCGCTGGGGCGGCGACGACGCGGAGGCGTGGCTCGACCACTATGACATCTTCCTCTCCGCGGGCTTCGAGCCCGGCGAGGAGGACGTGTGGCTCATGGAGAGGGTGCAGGCGAGCGCCAAGGAGGAGGAGAAGGATGAGTAGCGAGAAGAAGGCCAGGGTGACGGTCGAGGCGTGCGGCGAGGTCCGCACTTTCGAGTGCCGCTGCGCGACGGTCACGACCGCCAAAGGGGACGGCTCCGGCGACTCATGCTTCGTGGGCCCGACCGACATCAGCGACCTGTTCGCGCTCGCCTGCGAGTGCACCAACACGCTCTGCGCGGCCTTCAGCCAAGCGGGCGTCCCGGACAGGAACGCGCGCAAGCTCGTGCTCATCGCCGCCCTCGGCGCCAATCCCCATGGGCACGCCGGCAGCATCCAGACCATCGACCTGGATGCGCGCAGGGAGATCCGCGACGTGGCGGCGGAGCTGGGCGTCGATGCCGACATCTAGCGACCGCCGGGCGGTCGTGCAGCGCGGGGCGGACGGCAGATGGTTCGCCCGCCCCTACATGGGCACCGACCGCGTGACCGGAAGGCGGATCAGGCCGTACAGGTCGTGGGACGCGGAGCTGACGCGCGAGCAGGCCCAGGCCGAGTGCGACAGGTGGGCGGCCACGTTCGACCCGTCGTCGGCCCGGGACAGCTCCAAGCGCCTGTCCTCGATGCTCGAGACGTACATCTCCGACCCCGTCAACGGCCTGTCCGACAACTCCGTGGCCACGTACCGCAGCGTGGTCAGGACGATGGTGGAGCCGACCATCGGGCGCCTGCCCTACGACCAGCTTGAGCCATGGGACGTGTCGGCGGCGTACCGCATGCTTCTCGCCCCCAGGAGCGGCAAGGGGCTGTCGCCCAAGACGCTGCTAAAGATGCACGCGCTGCTCAAGGGCGCCTACCGCTCGTGGCTGCCGGCGCTGGGCCGCGACATCATGCTCGACGTCCCCGCGCCGTCGCCCGAGCCCGTCGAGCCGTTCGCGCTGTCCGAGTGCGATGTGGACGAGCTGTCCCGCGCCCTCGCCTCCGCCATGACCTCGCGCTCGGCGACAGGCGCGAATATCGCCCGCCGCACCGAGGCCATGGCCGCCTACCTCGCCCTCAATACGGGCATGAGGGTCGGGGAGGTCTGCGGGCTCCAGCGCCGCGATTGGCGCCGCGCCCTGCACGACCTCCACGTCGCGGGGCAGGCGGTCGAGAAGCCCGAGCTGCACCGGCAGGCCTACACCAAGGGCAGGCGCGTGCGCAACGTGTCGCTCGCGCCGGCGGTGGAGGCCCAGCTGCAGCGCCACCTGGAGTGGCAGGACACGTGGCTCGTGCGGAAGGGCCCGGCGGCGCCCGTGGTGACGTTCAGCCCCGCCGGCGCCCTCGCGCGGCCCTCGACTGTCACCCAGCGGTTCAAGGCGCTCGCGCGGGACCTCGGGCTGCCCGAGGAGACGGTGTTCCACTCGCTGCGCCACACGCACGCCACGTGGCTGCTCATGCACGGCTTCGACATGAGGACCATACAGGAGCGCCTGGGGCACGCCGACGTCAAGACGACGCTCGAGACCTACGGCTCGGTCATGCCGGGCCGCGACCAGGCCGCCGCCGCGGCCTTTACCGATTCGATCTACGGAGGTGAGACGGATGACGATACTTGATTCCCTCGTCGAGGGCGCCCTGTGCCTCGGCAACAGGCGCGAGAGCAACGAGCTGCTCGGCATGATGGTTCGCTACCTCGTGACCGGAGAGGTGCCCGAGCCGCGCACCGACGCCCAGCGGATGGCCATCACGATGATCATGCCGGTCCTCGAGAACAGCCGCGCCAAGTCTGCCGCCGGAAGGAAGGGCGGGCTGAGCAAGGGCAAACCCGAAAGCAGACCAGAAAGCAAACGCGCAAGCAAAGCCGAAAGCAAACCGGCAAGCAAACCAGTAAGCAAACGCGCAAGCGAAGAGGAAGAGGAAGAGGAAGGGGAGTTAGGAGTCTGGATTAACCCCTCGGATTGTGAAAACAGAGGGGGAGGTGGCGCAGAGTTCGTCCCGCCTGCCCTCGAGGAGGTCGAGTCGTATTTCGCGGCGAACTGCCTTCGCGGCAGCGCCCGGAAGTTCTTCGACTATTACGAGGCCAACGGGTGGACCAGGCAGGGCTTCCCCATCGCGAAATGGGAGCCGGTCGCCCGCAGCTGGTCCGACCGCGAGCTCGGCTACGACGCGGAGCGCAAGGCCAGCGGCAGGCAGACCTCCCAGGAGGTCGAGCGCGCGGCGGTGTGGAAGCCCGCCGAGACCGAGGACGACGTTATCGCCGCCCTCGAGCGGGAGCTGGGTGAGTCGGCATGATCACCCTCAGGGAGATGCTCGACGGCTTCGACCCCGCAGCCGGCCGGCCGCTCGACGTGACGCGGATCTACATGGCCAACGTCATCGGCGCCGACGAGGGCGCGCGCCTGGCCAAGAAGCAGAAGCTCGACGAGTACCGCGCCCGCAAGCGCGCCAAGGAGGACCTGCGGATGGACATCGCCGCCATCGCGAGGGGCGAGGAGCCGAGCTGGAGGTATGCCAAGAGTGTGCCAACACCGGCGGGGCAGCTGGGCCAGCAGGCGATGGGGTTACCGCCGCTAGAGGGCGGAAACGGGGCCGGCGGGGGAGTCCCCGCGGCAAAGAACACCTAATTCTTTTGAGATAGGAGAGTGAGAAGGTTTTGACCGAGATCTCAGCGGTGATGAGGGCCTACCGAGACGCCCTCGACAGGCACCGGATTCCCTGGGCCGACGACACGCAGGACACCGAGCGCGTGGGCGGGTACCGGCTGCGCATCGAGCGCACCGCGACCGTCCTGGACGACGAGAGGGTGGACGTGATCTGGGGCTACCAGCTCCTGCCGGGGCGCGAGCCCACGGGCGTGAGCATCGGGTACCCGAACTACCTCGAGGTGCAGTACGACCCCGTGAGCACCGAGCCGTTCATGGCCACGCCGGGCGACATCCTGGCCGACATCTTCGGCGTGAGGGGTGAGTCGCGGTGAGCTACAGGTGCGGCCCTGCCGACTGGATCGACCTCGCCATCGGCAGGCTCGAGGATGCCAAGAGGTCGATCGGGGCGGGCATGGGCCCGACCGCCTGTGACGAGATGCGCCAGGCGAGGCGATGCCTCAACAAGGCGCTGATCATGGTCGCGGAGGAGAAGGAAATCGAGAAGGATTGGAGCACGAAGTGAGCGAGCGCCTTATGGTCGATAGCTTAATGACTGCGGACGGGGAGGTGGTGCAGCTGCCGACGCTGGGGCCGCTGGGCCCAGTCGACGCGGAGGGCGGTCGTATTCCGCTGGACACCAAGGAGCTACTCGACGCCCACGGGGAGTGCAGGAAGGTCGAATCGTACGAGTTCTCGACCTGGTCTCAGCGGTGGGTCGTCCACTTTGACTCCGGCCCCGGCTCGTACGCCGACGATTGCCACCTCACGCCTCCCGACAGCCTGGAGAAGCTGGCGGACGATTTGGATAGAGTCGCCGACCGCCAGGATGGAACCGCCTGCACGTATCTCGATCGCGACAGGCGCGATTGCGAAGGGTGCAAGTTCGAGCATCGCGACTGCACTTGCGTCGAGGCTTTCCTGCGGGACGTGGCTGCCCGTATCCGCAGGCTGGGCGGTGAGAGCAAATGAGTTGCTATTTCTGCGGCGGGTCGCGCATCGCGTCGCTGCACTCCGCGCCCGACCGGGACATCCGGAACTGGTCCGTTGGGTCCATGACCCTCGCGCGGCGCTATGACGGCCAGCCCATCATCGCCGTCGAGCTGGATACCAACGTGGTGCTCGACGTCTCGGTCAACGGCTCGGCCGGCGACTGCGTCAGCGCCGACGTGACGGCGACCGCCTACATCGAGGACATCAAGTACTGCCCGTTCTGTGGAGAGGAGCTTTGATCCGCTCGGCGGCCGAGCTGTTCCGCGCGACCGCCTGGCGCATGGTGCCCGATTTGGTTTCGGGCCCCGCGCGCCGGGCGCTCGTGCACGGTCGTGCCGACGCGCCGCGGGTGACGGCGGCGCAGATCGGGGAGACGGAGCGAAGGGCGAGGGCGCTGCAGCGCGACCGCGCCCGCGCACTCAAGAGGTCGAGGAAGGCGAAGCGATGAGGTTGTTTGAGAAGCTGTGGCGGATGATTATCGAGAACCGCCGCGTGCGCAAGAGCATCGAGGCGCGCCGCGCCCGCAGGTGCAGGAGGTCGACGAGATGAACGTGATGTGGGACGTGCAGGAGAGGACGTGCGCGATCTGCGGGAGGGTCTTCATCCCGAAGGCGCCCCACGCCAAGTACTGCTCGGAGGCATGCCGGCGCGAGCACGACCTGCGCCGCGTGAAGGAGGCCCGGCGCAAGGGAGCCAAGCCGAAGTGCGACAGGGTGGACCGCTATCTGGCCGGGTCGGGGCCGGCGCACGACGAGATCATGGCCATGCGCCGCGAGGTCGCGATGAGAAATTGAGTTACCGCAGGTAGATATATAATTAAGGCCGCTGGCATTGGAGCGCCGGCGGCCTTTGGCAAAGACGCCTCCCGGCATCCTCTATGTGGCGTAGAGCATGGTACCACGCGGGAGGTCACATGGACGCACGTGAATATTTGGAGACTGTACGGGCCGCCCAGCGCGGCATCGACCGCAGACTGGCGGTCATCGAGTCGATGCAGGCGCGCGAGCAGGTGCGCGCCCAGCGCTACGACGCCGTGGGCAAGGGCGCGCACGGCACGGACTTCATGAGGTCCACCGACGACCGCATAGACTACGAGCGCCGCAGCGGAGCCGAACTGTCGGAGCTTCGGCGCGAGGTGGAGAGCGGGCGCGAGCTGTGCGCGGGCGTGCGCTCGGCCAACCCCGGCAAGCGCTGGGGCGACGTGCTGGAGCTGCGCTACTGCGAGGACCGCACCCTGCAGGAGATCGCGGGGACGCTCGGGGTGTCGGTGAGGTCGGTGAACTCCGACCTGTGTGCCGCCCTGGACTGGACGGACATGGTCGGGATGGCGGCAGCCCGATCCGGTCTTGGCCGCGCTGCAGTCTGAGCTAGATACAACTCTATCGTGACCCGTCGGCTCCGCGCCGGCGGGTTTCTCTTTGCCTGCTGGCTGCACGCGATTGCACACGGTTGCACGCCGTTGCACACAATTGCACGCAATTGCCTACGATTGCACGCGATTGCACACAATTGCACACCGTTGCACGTTGTGGCTGGGATATAACTAGGGTGTCGATTCGCAGCGCCGCCCGCGCGGTGTGCGGGTCGGATGTGCGCGGAAGCACAGATGAGTGGCCGGGGTCCCCTTAGCAGTTCAGGGCCCTGGCCTTTCTATTAAGCAACAACCTAATGAGGTGGGTCCGTGGTCACACGCGAGGCTATCGTCCGCGCCGCAAGCCGGTACGACACCGTCATGGCGTGGGCATTCCGCCGCGCCCTGGGTATCGCCCGCCGTGCGGGCGGGCGCAAGTGCAAGGGGGGCGGCAAGGCAGTCGAGAGCCTGCGTTACGCGGGACTCGAGGAATGCATGGCCAACCGGGGCCGCTCTCCCGTGGAGCGCTAGCCGTGGCCACCAAGACCCGCTACGCCAACGGCCACGCCCGCCGGCAGGTGCGCGCCTGGCTCAAGGCGCAGGGGCTGCCGTGCCACATCTGCGGCATGGCCATAGACTACACGCTGCCCGCCGGCCACCCCATGAGCTTCGAGGTGGACGAGATCGTGCCCGTATCCAAGGGCGGCTCGCCCATCGACCGCGCGAACGTCGCGCCGGCCCACAGGATCTGCAACGAGCGGCGCGGCAACAAGAGCCTCGCCGCTCTCAACGGCTCGATATCGCCGCGCCCCCGCGACGTGGGCTGCTCGACCTCGCTGCCGTGGTGAGCCGACCCTGGGGGATGGCCCCTCCCCGGGGGCCGAAGGCTCGCCCGCCGGCATTGCGCCTTTTTTGCGCAGGCCCTAAAACCGAGTCCATACCGGGAGGTGCATGGAATGTCCACGAAGTCCACGAAGCCGAGGGGCAAGCCCTGGACCGCGGACGAGCGGGAGTTCGTCAGAAACGCATACCCGGCGCTCGGACCTGCGGCTATCGCGAAGAAACTCAAGAGGTCGCGCTCGGGCGTGTGCGCCCTCATCAAGAGAATGAAGGAGAGCGGCGAGATCGCGACCGGCGAGTCCACGGGGGAGTCCGTGGGCGCGGGCGTCTCGGCGCCCCCGGCCGACGGCCCGGACGGCCGCCAGGACACGCTCGGGAGGCTCCGGTGGGTGCGGCAGGTCATCGAGCGCCAGCTCTACGACGCCGAGCCCAGCCAGGCGGCCCGGCTCGCCAAGGAGTACCGCGAGACGCTCGAGCAGATCGAGCGAATAGAGGGGGCCGGGGAGGACGGTGGCGACGATGTCATCATCAACGCCGTCTCGGTCCTGCGCGACGTCCTCGGCTAAGCCGAGGCTCCGCCTCGTCCAGCCCTACGAGAGGTCCATCGGCTCCCTCGCGGTCGAGCTCGCCCCGACGATGGGGTACGACCTCGTGCCGTGGCAGGAGCAGCTCGCCCACGACATCGGCGCCGTGGACGCGAGCGGCAAATGGGTCCACCCCCGCGTCGGCATCTCCATCCCGCGCCAGCAGGGCAAGTCCGTCGACCTCATCGTGTGGGTCGCGATCATGGCGGCGCTGGCCGGCTACAAGGTGCTGTGGACCGAGCACAACTACTCCACGACCATGGAGATGGTCGCCCGCTTCCGCAAGATCTTCGGCCGCCGCGTCGGCGACACGTCCGAGGGAATCCCGCGCTGGCGCAAGCTCCTGGTCGAGGTCTGCTCCCAGACCGGCCAGGAATGGATGCGGTTCAGCTCCGGTGGCGTCATCCAGTTCTCTACGAGGACCAAGTCCTCTCGCCTGGGCTTCTCCTTCGACATCGTCATATATGACGAGGCCCAGGAGCTCACGGGCATCCACACCCAGGTCATCAACCCGACCACGGTGTCCGGAGCCAAGCACAACCTGATGATCGTGTACGCCGGAACGCCGACCCGCGCCGGCAACCCCGCCGAGGTGTTCAAGAACCTCCGGCAGCAGGCGTGGGAGGGCGGCGAGAAGGCGTCCGACCTGCTGTGGCTGGAGTACGGCGTCGAGGAGGTCGGCGACATCTGGGACGAGAGCCGTTGGCCGGAGGTCATGCCCTCGCTCGGGTACCACGCCGACATCCGCGCCATCCGCACCGGAATGAAGGACATGGACGAGCTTGGCGCCGCCCAGGAATACCTGGGCTACTGGCTGCCACCGCAGACGCAGGTGGAGCCGCCCGTCATCGGCGCCGGCGCATGGGGCGAGTGCCTCGTGGGGAGCGGCCCCGGGCTGACCGCCGGCTGCAGGATCTGCGCCGGCGTGAGGTTCAGCGCCGACGGCTCGACCGTCGCCGTGGCGTGCGCCGTGCGGCCGCCCGGCTCGCCGACCGTGCACGTTGAGCTTCCCTTCTGCAAGGACCCGGAGCCCAGCACGGATTGGCTGGCCTACTGGATCGCCGCGAGGGCGGGCAGGTACGCCTGCGTCGCCATCGACGGCAAGGCGGGCGCCGGCGCCCTGTGCGACAAGCTCGAGGGCATGGGCATGCCCAAGGACTACATCCTGCGCCCGAGCACCGACCAGGCCGTGACCGCCGCGAGCCTCATCTCGTCCGGCGCGAAGGCGGGCTCGGTCACGCATATCGCGTGCCCTGCGCTCGACCTCTCCGCCGAGACCTCACCCAAGCGCAAGATCGGCTCGTCGGGCGGCTGGGGCTTCGGCGGGGACAACGCCGCGCCCATCGAGGCCGCGGGGCTGGCGCTGCTCGCGCTCAGCACATCGAAGAGAAAACCCGGAATGAAGGCGAGGGTCACTTGATCTCGATACCTTACGCCGTGGCGTCCGCCGACGGCCTGCTCGAGGAGGACCGCGAGACGGTGCGCTGCCTGCTCAACAGCTGGCAGACGCACTACAGGGGCAACCTCCTGCGCTCGGACTACTACGAGGCGCGCAACATGCTCAAGGACCTCGGCATCTCCGTCCCCGACTCGCTGCGCGACCTGGAGGTCGCGTGCGGCTGGGGCTACAAGTGCGTGGAGGTCATGCGCGACCACATCGCCTTCGACGGGTTCACGTGCCCCGACGACGCGGACTTCGACGACCTGCTCACCTCCGTGGCCAAGCGCAACAAGATGGCCACGCGCGTCGGCAAGGCCGTCAACTCCGCGCTCAAGTACTGCTTCTCCATGCTCGTGGTGACGGCGGACGAGGACGGGCACGCCCGCATCTCGGCGTACCCGCCGACGCTGTGCACGGGCATCTGGGACGACGTCCACGAGTGCCTGTCCTCCGGCATGTTCGTCGTCTCCTTCGCCAAGGACCGCGGGCGGCCCACGGACCGCCCGGACTGGGTCAACGTGATGCTGCCGGACCGCATGGTGCGCATCCGCGAGGTTCGCCGCAACGAGTGGGCGGCGGAGTACGTGGAGCACGGCCTGGGCGCCGTGCCCATGTTCGTCATGCCGCACAACCCCGACGACGACCGACCGTTCGGCGTGTCCAGGATCAACTCCGAGGTGCGCTGGAACATCGACTGCGCCATGCGCGCCAACGTCAACGAGGAGATCGCCGCCGCGTTCGCCGCGTCCACGCAGAAGTACCTGCTGGGCACCGACGGCGACGCGTTCGCCGACAAGACCAAGTGGAGCGCCTTCATCGGCTCCATCTTCGAGGTCACCAAGACCGAGGACGGCACGATCCCGCAGTTCGGCCAGCTCACGCAGCCGAGTATGCAGCCCATGACCGAGCATTTCGGCAACCTGTGCAAGCGCATGAGCGCCGCGACCGGTATCCACGTGGGGCAGTTCGGCATCATGAGCGACAACCCCAGCTCCGCCGAGGCGATCTACGCCGAGAACGAGCCGCTCATCCTCAAGTGCAAGAGCTTCATCCGCGAGGCCAAGGCGGCGCTGGCGAACGCCGCGACCGCCGCGATCGCGACGGAGCTCGGGTGCTCATACGAGGAGGCGGAGGACGCCTGCGGCGTGTCCGTCCACTTCCTGAACCCCGCCATGCCGACCCTGGCCCAGCAGACAGACAGCTCCATCAAGCTCGCGTCTGTGGTGGACGGCTTCGCCGGCACGCCGACCTTCTGGCGGCTCAACGGCCTCGATGACGACGAGGTGCGCAACGTCTCATCCGAGATCAGGCGCAACGTGACGCGCTCGGCGGCGCTCGACCTGATGGCGGG